AGGAGATACATATATGACTATGGTAGAAACATTTAACACTTCAGATTACAACGCAATGGCAGCTACTCTTGGGATGAATGCCGATAATAAACCATCTCGTGATAGCTCTAACCTTGCACGATTACGGATTAATCACTCAGCCATTATGGGTGAGCAAGAAGTAAACGGTAAGAAGGTAAAGCTAGAGGTTGTAGCTGGTGGTACATATAAGTTAGAGATACCTGATGGACCTACATACTATGCAGAGTCTGCAACTATACGTCCGTACATGCAAAGGTTTATGTACAAACGTTTTATAATGGGCAATGAATCTGCACCTAATCGTTACGTTAAGACAGTTATGGCTGACAACCTGAATATTGATCTTAAAGATAATGATGGTGGCTTCAACTGTGGTAAACCTGCTGGATGGATTGAAGACTTCAAAGCTTTACCTCAGAAGACACAAGATTTAATTCGTCAGATTAAACGTGTACGTGTAATGTTTGGTACTGTTACATTAGACAATCCTATGGACTTAAATGGTAATCCAGTTAATGAAGATCTAACTGCTACTCCCTTTATATGGGAGATTGAAAATCGTGATGCATTTAAAATGGCGGGTGGTATCTTTACTAAATTAAACAAGATGCGTAGACTACCACCAATGCATACTATTAAATCAAATACACAAGAACGTAGCTTACCTAATGGTAATAGCTTCTTCTTACCTGATTTAGAGTTAGATATCACTAATTCATTGGAGTTAGATTCAGAAGCACAAGAAACACTTACAAACTTCTTGGCTTGGATTGCAAACTATAATGAGTATATAGCTAACTCATGGGATGAAAACGTAAGTAAACATGAAGACATTCCATTTGATGATGTAGATGATATTATTGATGCAGACATGGAAGATTTTGCGTGATAAATCATCCAGCAGAATTAAAGATACATCAGTATCTAGAAAACGCAGCCAATGGTAAGTCAGAAATGTCTGATGAAACCATTGACCGTGTTGCTTCCGATATTGCTGCCGCACTAAAACGACAGTTTGGGTCAGGCAATAAACGTAAGGAGTTTAAATTAAGGATGTCCAACATTGGGCGTCCTACTTGTCAGCTTTGGTTTGATAAAAATAAACCAGAGAAAGCATTACCTAAACCAACTACATTTGTAATGAACATGATGATAGGAGATATAGTTGAGTCGGTATTTAAAGCAGTTCTCACAGAGTCAAATGTGGCTTTTAAAGATACAGATACAGTTAGTCTTTCAGTGGGAGACATTGATAATACTTATGTTTCAGGTTCTTATGATCTTATTATAGATGATGCTGTTGATGATATTAAATCTGCATCTGACTATAGTTACAGACACAAGTTTGACTCATACGAATCTTTAGAGGAGAGTGATCCCTTTGGTTATATAAGTCAACTTGCAGGATACGCACGTGCAGCAGGTAAAAAACTTGGTGGATGGTGGGTAATAAATAAAGCAAGTGGGCAGTTTAAATATGTTAAAGCAAAGACAGATGTGAATAAGCAAATGAATAAGATTATTGATACAGTTAATACTGTAACTCTAAACGATTTCAAGAGATGTTTTTCCCCTATACCTGAAACGTTCAGGGGGAAAGCAACTGGTAACTATATACTTGACGATAACTGTAGATTCTGTGACTATCGTTTTGAGTGTTGGCCTACTCTTAAAGAGTTACCATCTAAAGTATCTAAGGCCAAGGTGCCACCTATTGTGCAATACATAGAAAAGGAGTTAGCATGATCGAAAATAATGAAATTAAAGAACTGCAAGAAAACATTATTTCAATGGAAAAAGAACTTGCAGAGAAGAAAAAAGTATTACGAGAAGCAAAGTATGCAGGATTACGTACAGCTATGCAAGCTCGTAAAGACGCAGATGAAGCTGTGAAGCAGGAACTAAAGGAGTTGGGATTATCAACTACATCCTTTGGAATACCTCTTGATTTTAGCTGGAAGTTCTAGTGGATCAAAAACAGTTTAAAGCTGCTATGAAGCAGGGGTATAGGAGTGGTCTAGAGATTAAAGTCAAAGACTTTTTGAGAGAACATAAGATACCTATCAAGTACGAATGCTTAAAGATTGAGTGGGAAGACTTGATGTATCGTACCTATACCCCTGACTTTATTTTACCTAATGGTATTATCGTTGAGGTAAAAGGCAGATTTACTGCGGGAGATAGACGTAAACATGTGTGTGTTAAAAAGCAACACCCTAAGTTAGACATACGTTTTGTGTTTGAAAACAGTAGACGTAAGCTAAGTAAAGGTGCTAAGACTACATATGCTCAATGGTGTGACCGTAATAAATTTACATATTGTGATCGTGTTATACCGCAAGAATGGTTAAAAGAAAAGGGTAAGAATATGCATCCAGACTTTATTCAATTCCCTTTGAAAAAAATAAAGAGAGGTTGATATGGGTACAGTATTTCAACAGTTTGACGATAACGATATATTAATAAGGCTATCTCCATTTGTAGATAATAAAGGAGAATGGACAGGTGAATTACTTGTAGGTATGTCAAGTTCAGAAGACAATGAACTATTAGAGAATGATTATTTTCATATTATGCAATTAGGTTCTATGTTATGTGCAGCCGTTCCATTAATGGAAGAAAGTGAATCTTTTAGAAAAATGCTTTACGAGTATACACAAAATGTGATAGAAAAAGAGAAGAAAGAAAATAAAAAGAAAATAGTAGAAAAGCAAGATAACATAATAAAAGTAAACTTTTAAAGGAGACACACGAATGGCAGACAATGTAAACAGTCCAAAACACTACAATCAATCTGGCGTTGAATGCATTGATGCTATTCGTGCAGCTACAGATGATGGTCTAGGTGGCTTTGAATATTATTTACAAGGTAATATAATAAAATACTTGTGGAGATATCGATATAAAAATGGCTTAGAAGATTTAAAAAAAGCACAGTGGTATCTCAACCTATTAATTGAGGAACATGATGAAAGTAAAAATATTTCTAACAATTGAGCTTGACGAAGAGGATTATCCTATACCTGTAGATGGTATGATAGAAGAAGATGTGGATGAAACTATACGTAATCTTATCCATGATGTAGACGGTATGACCGTTAAATCTGTAAAAATAATAATGGAGTAAATAATAATGCTAGAAAACTCGACTGAAACATACGGACCAACACTTAATATATCTAAAGAGATACACTCTATGAAGTATCGTGGTAAGAATGAATCTTTTAAAGAAGCTATGAAACGTGTAGCTGAAGCACTAAAGGATGATGAAGCACACTTTTTAAACTTTAAAACTATATTATATAACCAAAGGTTCTTACCCGCTGGACGTGTACAATCAGCAATGGGATCACCTAGACGTGTTACCCCATACAATTGTTTTGTATCAATGACTATTGGAGATAGTATGCATGGTATCATGGAAGCCGCTACAAGGGCCGCTGAGACTATGCGACTTGGTGGTGGGATAGGGTATGACTTTTCTACTTTACGTCCACGTGGGGCTATGATACGCAGCCTAGAGAGCAAGTCCTCTGGGCCTGTATCTTTTATGAATGTATTCGATGCTGTTTGCGGTACAATCTCAAGTGCAGGACATAGACGTGGAGCACAGATGGGAGTGTTACGTGTAGATCATCCTGACATTGAAGAGTTCATACGTGCAAAGAACAATAGCACTGACCTAACTAACTTTAACGTGTCAGTAGGAGTTACAGACAAGTTTATGGAAGCTGTAAAATCAGACAGTAACTTTGACCTAGTATTTGATGGGGTAGTATACAATACTATTAATGCACGTGCTTTATGGGATGACATTTTACGCAGCACATGGGATTGGGCAGAACCTGGTATTCTATTCATAGATAGAATAAATAGGAAAAATAACTTACGTTATTGCGAAACTATTGCAGCTACCAATCCTTGTGGAGAACAGCCACTACCACCAAATGGTGCGTGTTTATTAGGTTCATTTAATCTTGCTAGATATGTTGTTAAAATAAATGATAAGTATGTATTCAATACTAATCAGTTACGTAACGATATACCACACGTTGTACGAGCAATGGATAATGTAGTTGATCGTGCTGTGTATCCTCTTGAGCAACAGGAGAAAGAGGCAAAAGATAAACGCCGTATGGGTTTAGGTGTAACTGGTGTAGCAAATGCAATAGAAGCACTAGGGTTTGATTATGGATCAGAGGGTTTTATACGACAGTTAGAAATAATAATGGAGACTATTCGTGATACAGCATACAAAAGTTCTATTTCTTTGTCATTGGAAAAAGGTCCGTTCCCTTTATTTAAACAAAATTATTTGGACTCAGAGTTTGCGCAAACTTTGCCAGAAGACATACGTAAAGATATTTCTAAGTACGGTATTCGTAACAGCCATCTACTTTCTGTTGCTCCCACAGGAACTATCAGTCTCTCTGCAGACAACGTATCCAGTGGAATTGAACCCGTATTCTCATACTACTACGACAGAACCATTATCACATTTGATGGGCCACAAACAGAACGAGTAGAGGACTATGGCTATAGAGTCTTTGGGGTGAAAGGTAAAACGGCAGATGAACTATCTGTGTTTGATCACGTTAAGGTTCTTAACTCTGCCAGTAAGTATGTTGACAGTGCATGTTCAAAGACATGTAACGTGGGTGATGATGTATCTTGGGAAGATTTTAAGAACGTATACATGCAAGCATATGAAGGTGGTGCATCTGGTTGTACAACGTTTAGGGCATCAGGAAAACGTTATGGAATCCTTAATGCATCTGCATCTGAAGAAGTAGTTGAAGAAAAATCAATAGATGTAAAAAATTATCTTGACGAAGGGGTTGCTTGCTATTATGATATAGAAACTGGCCTTCGTAAATGTGAATAAAAGGAGAAACACAATGACAATGGTTACTATTAATGATACAGAATATAATACCGATGATTTTACAGAGGATCAAAAGGTATCGTATAACGAAATTTTATTTGCTACAAACCTAGTAAATAATTTAAACTATCAATTACAGTGTGTAAAAACAATGCAAGCAACTGTGGTAAATAGACTAACTAACTCTTTAAATAACGAAGGAGAAGATAATGTTGAAACGGAAACAGTTTAGCACAGCATTATATAATGCATATGATGCCCCTGCAAAAGATACTCTTGTTGAACACCTTAAAAGTGTAGGCCATGAGATAACAGATGCTAGTGAAAATTATAGTGCAGCAGATGTTATCTCTACTAAAGATAATTATACTTACTTTAATGAGGCAGAAATAAAAGTTTCTTGGTCTGGGGATTGGCCTAGTCACTGGGCTGATATTCGTATTCCTGAACGTAAAACCAGACTACTTAAAAAGTATGAGGGTTCTAATGGAGTGTTAAACTTTTATATCTTTCGTAAAGATTTAAAACAAGCATGGCGTATCAAAGATACCAGCTTGACAAAAGACAGATTACGTGAGGCGTATGGTAGGAACATTGTAAAGGGAGAGCAGTTCTATCATATTCCTTATACAGAAGCAACGTTAATTAATATAGGAGAAGCAGCATGAATCCTAAAAGAACAACACGTAAACAACGTAATCTTGGTAAGCACGATGCCCCGTTGAAATTTCAATTTGACCAAGGCTATTCAGCTTTTAAAAGAGGAAAGATTGTAAACCCATTCTCCACTGCTACAATGCAATACAGGGAGTGGGAGAGAGGTTTTAACAAAGCCTACTACGAGCAGTTAAAGCAGGTAAAAAAATATGAGCTTGGAAGAAGAGGCAAAGAAGTTTCTGGAGAAACGGAACACAGAGTCTGATCCAGACAAGCTACGTCAAGAGTTAATAAAATTATTAGAGTTTTTTATAGAACAACTAAAAAAAAGGGGTGCTTAATTGCCCCCTAAAATACGTAGTGTACGTAGATGTCTTATATTACTATAGTCAGGATCTCCAAATTGTTTTATAAAAGCTCTTTCTGCTTTTTTACGATTCATCTTGGGCATTCTTCTGTAGGCTAATAGTTCTTGCACATAAGGAGATGCTTGAGCAATACTACCGTCACTTATTTTATTTTTTATTGTTTTTATAGAGCCTTTAAAGGATTCTTTTGCCGCAGCTACACCTGCTTTTCTTTTACTATATTTATTTTTATACGCATCACTTTGTTTATCATAGGATTCAAGCTCTCGTTTTTCTGCAAGCCTAGCCATCTCTGCTGCTAATGGTAAATATTCTCTTAGTAAACTGTTTTCAAAATTTCGTATTGTAGGCGACTGTGATTTGCTGGATATATCAAACTCTTCCATACCTAAAGTTTTTAGATATTCTCCTGCCTTAGTTTCTCCCTTTTTCATATTAATACCGAATAGTAGTCTAGTGCCTAGACCAACTCTTTCGGCATCTTCAGTCATAATAAACTCTCGTTGGGGTAAATCTTTTTCTGTAGAAGGAGCAGATAAACCACGTTGTTTTAAAGAACGTAAGAACTCACTAATAAATCCAGTGTCCATTGAAGGTTCTGGTTTAAAGTCTGTGTATTCTGTAGGTCGTTCCCCTTGAAGACGTTGAGCATCCGATAGTTGATACAGAGGTGTAAATACACTGGCTGCTAATTGACCAAAGAAACGTCCTAAAAATTCCATTTTACGACTAGTATCTACTATATCCTCACTTTGAACTACAGCCTCTCGTACTGTATCTAATAGTATGTTGCCTGTGCCTGTACGAAATGTACTACCTAAAAATGTTTCTAGCAATTCTGTTAAATCAGGATCAAAGTTTGAGAAGTTTTTATCTCCCAACCCTCCTTGTTTAATAGCCTCTGCTATATAAGCAAATTGACGTAGTGGAAACTGTGGAGATATATCTATAAGATTTCCATCTTCTGTACGCATTTCATTATATTTTGTTCCTTTAGAATCTTCAGACATACGATACTGATAAAATGCATTTGCTGCAGCTACACCTATTACATTTTGTCCAAGTAATCTAGCATCTCCACGTGTCACCTCTTTACCCGTTAACATTTTATATAATGGCTTTGTGCCACCTGCCATATATTTTGTCATTAACTCTATTGAGTTAAACATAAACCGTGGAAAAGGAACAATGACTGTTAATCCTTTACTAGTTATAAAATTTGATATGTCTTTAAATAACCAAAAGTCTGGTTGCTTTGCATAAGTAACATCCAGTGCTTTACGTGCAGCATCATCCATAATTGCATGAATAGATCTTGCTTTAGATGGCCTAACATTTGTAGCATCATTTAATATATCACGTATTTTACCTTCATCTAATGCAGTTAATAGATCCATGTTCCATTCTTTACGCACAAGCCTTTCCATTTCTCCAAGGAATGTACCCCTACGAATCATAAAGTCTTGCATTCTGTTAGGTATGTTTACTACACTAACCCCGTCTTCAAGAACACTATAAGCTTTATCAAAGGCTTTACCTATTACTGTTTCTGCTTCACCTCTACCCGTTAGTTTTTGTAATTCGTTAATACCCCCAAACAAGCTATCGTTAATTTCACGTAGCTCTGGTCTATCTAATAAATACTCTGTATAATCTTTTGCTCTACTTGGACGTGCAAATATATATTTCATGCCACGCATAGCATCTTCATATGATCCTGTCTTTGCAAATGGATTTAATTCTTGGAAGGCTTTACCTGCACCTACTAGTTTGTTTTGTTCTTTAGCAAAAGCAAATGTTGCATCTTCAAATATGTCTGCTAGTGCCTCTGCAGGTGCACGTATACCAAACGAGGTTACGTTACGTGCAGCAGTTGCCAATGCAGACACCATTGATCCACGTCTAATATTTTCAAATCTTAAAAAATAATTTTTCCAAAATTTACCAAGCTCTGATTTCATATCAAATAAAGCATCAACTTCTGACTGAGCTTTTGCTACGCCAGTTTTTTGTCTTTTTATCTGTCTAAGTTGATTAAGTATTTTACCTGCTTTAGAGCCACTACTTACCACAGATAAGATATAATCCTCAAACGATAAACCGTAGTAAGATAGTAAGTCCATTAACTCTTCTGTCTGTTTTAAATCTCCTGTTACTGTGTAATCAAACAGATCATCGATTACTGTATTTTTTGTTTTCTTTCCAAAAGCATCGGGCTTAGTTTCTTTAAGTTTTGCAACAACAGCAGTAAGTCCATTTAGTTTATCTGGATCTAATAAAGGATTAATTAATTGATCTGTAGATTTTGCAAGATCTGAGTACCCTAGTGATTCGCCTTGACTAGTTTTAAATACACTTTCTGTTTCACGTATTAGACCAAGAAAATTTGTATCATATATTTCTTTTGCTTTACCTGCACCAACCTCACGTACTAAATCAGGATCAATAACAAGATTACCATTATTATCTTTTCTAGATATAGTTTGACCTACATCTAGGC